TATTACGGACCGGACCACAAACAAGCTCGTCATTCTTTGATGAGTCATGTGTATGAAGGTTTCGTGATAACAGGAGACTACCTCGTCGCAACGACTAGAGGTAATAAAAGCGGAAATGTCATGACAGATGTTCTCAATTCAGTCACCAATGTTTGGCTCAACTACATAATGTATATGCTATCGCGTAAAATGATCGGACTCGCGCCAGTAATGGACGATTTCGACTCTCACGTGCGAATGCTGACTTATGGAGATGATGTCATCTCAGCCGTATCACCGGCGGCCCTCACCTACTTTAACAGATCAGTCTGTGTAGAAATAGGGGCGCTACTCGGATATACCATCACTTCTGCGAAGAAAGGTGAGGACATAATACCTGACGAACCACTACAAGATTTGACTTTTTTAAAGTCTAGCTTTGTGGACGACGGGCAAGTTGTCTTCGCTCCCTTACCGAAGGAAGTGATATATAAAGAGTTGATATGGCAGAGAAAAGCCAACAGAGGGGATTCTGAGGTAATGAAGTGCAGAATCGAAGGTGCCCTTCGGGACATGTCGATGCATGGAGAAGACCAGCTTCTCACTCTTATAGCGCAGCTAAAAGAAAACTTTGTAAGCACCGAGTTTGACTATGATGATTGGTACCTTACACTGCAAGAAAAGCAGAGAATAGACACCATTGAAACCATCACAGTTAGATCGCGGATAGATACAGAGGACTTCTACCTTCGGAGCACACAGGATGCCACCGAGATATTAGCAAGTTATCAGGATGAGATAGACAGCGGATTTGAATGCTGAACTTTTAACCCTAATCGAAAGAGAGAGGGGGCGAGTGTAAGCGTTTTTGTTCGTACCCAGCAACATTGTTGTGAGATACTCAAGTAAATTGAGATTAGCAACAGTTGCACAACCTTTAAAAAGAAATAAACTTTTAACCCTAATTCGCAAGAAGAGAGGGGGCGAGTGTAAAGCTTTTTAATTGTATTAATGTTTAATTTAGGTTATTTAATTTATGTTTTCATTAAACCAGACAAGCACTGTAAATGCAGACCTAGTCAGTAAAAACAACTTAACATTAGGAAGTTGACTATTATAAACAAAATTCCTTTGCAAAAAAAAAGAAAAAAACAC